ACGACTACAGGAGCCTTGCAGACGCCTATCGTTGCGGTTCGGATCATCGGCAGACCTTCCTTGCCAGCCGATAGAGTCCAAGCCGCTACGATGATGTCGAGGTAATGGACTTCGGTATCAGGATAGGTGATCTTCAGGCTGTAGTGATTGGACGATGCTTCGGCAGCCTTCAGAATGACCTGCCCCACATCGGCCGGGATGTCGCCCATCAGCATGTCACCATTCCCGTAACGCGGCGCACCCTTGGTGAATTCGACCGCACCGGTAATTGGAATGAACTCGTTGATGTTCCGCGAACTACCGTACATGAGGAAATCGGATACCTTGCCGATAACGGTATAGGTGATCGTGGTAGCGCCATACCCTGAGGCATCATAGGTAGCAGGGAGTGACGCGGATACGGCGTAGATGGCATCTGTGTGGCTCGCGACGCTTGTGTGGGCCGCAGAAAGCAGCAGGCCGAGTCGCTGCAAGTAATTGAACATTGCGCGGTCCAGCGCTTCTCCGACCGCCGCAAAGACTGACAACAAAATCATTTTAATGAACTTCATGGTGAATTCCTTTCGACGGTCATACAAAATAAAAGACCGCTGAACTAGCGGCCTTGCGTGGTACTCAGTTGCGAGACTCTATTGCGCTGACTTTCGCCTCTGCCAATCAGCTTTAGCTGCAATTGACAATTTTCTACTTATCTCATCCCTCTCGGCTTGAGATCTATTTTTATGAATATCAGCTAGCTTCGCCTTGTGCTCGTCTGTTAATTTGTGACCGAGCGTGTGCTGCTTGCCCTTGTGGAAAGCAGAAAACTTCGCTCTTGTCTCGTTAGATACCGGCTTTCTATTTGGATACTTTTTCCCAAGACAGGCCAATCCAATTTTTCTCTTGTGTTCATCGGTATGCCTAGGCCGAATCCTCGCGCTCTGTACGGCGCGCATTTTTGCGCGCGTTTCCTCTGAAGGATGCCGCCCGAGGTTGGCTTTGTTACCTAGCTTCGCCCTTGCCTGATTCGCTCGCTGCTCGGGCGTCATGCGATACCCGCTCATCCCTTCGCCGCCGTTCGTCTTGTTGATTAGAGACACGCCGAGCCTGCGGTACTTGTCGATCAGCTCACACTCGATGAGAAACGCCAATTCCTCGTCGGCAGTATCAGCAACGACGTTGATGTATCGTCCACCGTCTTTCGCAACGATCCGCTTCCAATGCGCGGATCTTCCGTGATTGGTTAGAACGCGGCCACAGCGTCCCTTGCCAACATAGAACGGCTCGCCGTTCCTAAGCCGGCTGTGAACGTAGACATGAAATCCCTGATTCATGCCGACCATTTTACGATGAAGTCACGCGACGAACTATAGAGCGCTGTCGAGGCATCCTGCAAATCCGGGCCTTCAATATCTGGGGCGATGCTGTCCACAGCAATTCCGTTCACCGTTCCCCTCTGGCTCGGGCAGGCTGCGAGCACTAGCTTGAGCAATGCACGCACTCCTGGGTATCCTGTGCCTTGCGGCGATCCTTCCGGTCCTTTGAACAGAACTGAAACCTGCACGCGATCAGTATGCAGCTTCGGAGTATCGTTGATCTTCACCAGATTCAGCGGAAGGCTGTCGATCTGCACAACGCTGATCGCAGGCATAACGGTGTTCAACGGCAGATCGCCAGCCATAATTCTGGTGGCCGGTACAACCGCAACCACTGGAGCGTTTGTCGCCAGCAAATGTCGAATGACCTGAACGCCGCTCACTCATCCCCCGAAACAACGACGTGGCTCGTATCCAAACCATGCTTAGTCGCAAGTCGGTTCTTCATGTACTCGGCCACGGCAACAACTGCGGGCGTTTGCATTGCATCCAAAGCCGGTCTTAGAAAAGGTCGCGGCCTCGCGCCTGGATGGTGTATTTCCTTCCTGAAAATATTCATGAACGAAAGCCAGCCTTTAGCCTTCGCTGCGATGTTGTGCGCGCGTGTTCCGAACTCTACTAGGTGAGCTATGGAGCGATGCTTTCCGGTCGCCTTGAGATTTGAGGTAACAAGCGAGCCCCTGCGCCGCGTCCCAACCTTCAGCCCTCTAGACAATTCGCCAGATACGTTGTGGATATTCGACCTCGCTATCGGCTTCACCACATTCATTCCGGCGCGCAAGGCACCACGGGCCACGTTCGCCTCTATCTTCGGGGTGAGCTGATCCATGAACTTGAGCAACTCGTCCAGCCCTTTGATGTTCTGGTCAGCCATATTCCATCAGCTCGATAATTTCTCGCACATGAGTTCTAGGTACTGCTTCTGCCCAATCTCAGAAGGCCCGCCGACGATCTGGTAACGCACAGGAGCCGGCCGCCAGATGTCCATTACCATTGAGGAGTCGATATCTGCCCTCCAGCGGATACGCACGCGGGTAGGATTTCGTGCAATCTCAATCACGCCTTGAACTGGACCCTCGGAACGACTTGGAAGGATGTCCTGCACGTTCGCCCAGACAGTGGACAGCAGCACCCAGGAAACAATATCCGTCCCGTAAGTGGCATCCTGCGTGACTGACTTCCTGAAGAACGAGACGCGGCGATCCAGAGGCCCTACGTCCATTTCTTCTTACCCTTCGCTGGCTTCGTCTGTATCGCAGAGAAATCCGAATCTACGCGCTCAACCTCAATCCCCTTTCCTCTAAGCTCTGCGGTAATCTGCTCAAGCCCTTGGACAAGACCTCGAAAGCCTGTGTGCGCGTGGACTTCTTCGTATCTCTCCGGGTCAACCCCGAGAAGCAGAATCTTCGCGGCGCCCGCTCGTTCAGCTATCCGAATCGCGGCCATAAGGTTGTTCCTGATCTCGATCAAATGCCCGGGCGCGATCTGGACGGTCTCGTACCACATCCCGCCGTAAAGAGAATCGTCCACGTCGGTATCTGGGACTCCGATAACCTTCAGCCCCTTGAAGTCCTTCGCCTCCTCCCAGAAGGGATGCTTCGGATCAAGCGCGACGAACATATTGGCCCACGGCGCAAACCTCAAAGCCCGATTGACGGCGATCGTCTTGTAACCACGCGCACGCTCGGCGAGCTCCTCAGTCATATCCGGCCCCGCTCCGAGAATGGCTATGGTCTCGCCTTTCCAAATCCCGTCAGGGTTCCAGGGTATCGTCATAGCCAACTGACTCTGTAGCTGTCAAGGGCTGCGTCGATAAACGGAAGATCAGCAGCCCTCCCATCCATCAACCCAGAGGGGTTGTTGTAAGCAGCGGCAACCTGAGCAGAAATCCACATCCTGATATCCGAAGGCACATCCGAACCTGACGTGCCATATCCAGCGACAAATCTGGCAATCACAGAATTCGCAACATCACCAGCAGTCGGCCAAGAGGCATTCAGAGCAAGCAGCAACCATCCGGGTTGTGTGTCCGCGTCCAGGACATAATTCCCCGAATCAACAGTCTGCAACGAATAACTGCTGTCGTAATACTGGAGAGAAGTCATTGACTGAATCGGCATCATCCCTAAGCGAAACCAGTTTTCGGTCGGGAAAGCATCGAGAACCTGCTCCCATGTCTGGGTAATGAAAGCCCGCCCCGTTCTCCTTTCGGCAAGACGACGCGCAGCCGTAATCAACATTGAGAGCATCGGGTCCGAAGTCGTATTCACGCTCGGCGCTCCAGCCCCCAGGGAGGCGTCTGCGATGTTGTCTGCGTAGGTCGTCGCCGTGTTGTTCGCAAGCGTCGTTAGCAGGAGATAGGTCGAACCTCCTGCCGCCGTCCGATAGAGTTTCCTTGCAGTGACAAGCGCCCCCCCAATAGGGATGCCCGATAGCGATACCTGCCCATCCCCGCCAGTCGTAGTCACGGCGGCCGAGGCGCTCCCAGCCTGAGTCTCGCCGTCTGCGGTAACGAACGTCGCAAGGTAGCGATGCGCCCCGCTGTCCACGTTCCCCGCCCCCAAGCCCGCCAGCGCAACCGTGATGGCCCCTGGAGCAGGTTCCTGGTTAGAGGCGTCGATCCTCGACCATGTCATAACCTCTGCCACGGTCACGGGCTCGACAGCCGGCGGCGTGATGATCCGAAGTGTCATTTCTTGCGTCCCGTAGATGTCTGCCTAGTCCTGCGGCCGCTGTCTTGCCTTCCCCGAGGCCCCGCGCTGGACCTAGCCCTGCTCCCGCTCTCTTGCCTTCCGCGGCCAGCGATTGAACTGGGAAATCGGCTCGAAGGCAGTACCGCTTGCAACGCCA